ACTTTTTAGGCAGTAATGCGGATATTCAGACAGTTCTACAGCGAGAACGGGCGGATTTGAGCATGAGAGGACGCAAACCAAAACTAGATACGGTGGTTCACTTCCCTGGTGCGGAGGAATCAGAGGAGTTCCACCGGCGCCGCGCAATCGAGCTGCGGCCGAAGGGGCTGACCAGGGCGCAGCGGCAGGAGTGGCTGCGGATCGCGGTGGAGCTGTCGAAGGTCGGCCGGCTGAAGCCGTTGTTCGTGGACCTCATTGCAGACTATGTCTATCTGCTGCTGAAGGTTGCGGGGACGCGCAAGCAGCTCGATGATGAGGGGTGGACCTACGGCAGCGAGACGCGCGACGGCCACCAGATGAAGAACAAACCTGAAGTTGGGCAGTACAACGACGACTGGCGCAAGCTTTACGTCCTGGCCGCGCGGCTTGGTCTCTCTCCGGCAGACGAGCAGCGACTGCGCAACAACCGGCAGGGCGATCTGTTCGGCGATGGTAACGAGTTCGACCAGCTCGACAAGCTCAGCGGATAGCCGTGGACCTCAGCCTCTCCCGCGTTGGCGACTATGTCGAGGCCGTGAGAAGCGGCCAGCGCCAGTCCAGCGTGCTTGAGCAGCAGATGGTGATGCGGTGGGAACGGGATCTGGCGATGTCAGCTGGGGATGGGCGGTGGGTCTTCGATGAAGCGGCCGCACTGCGTGCGACCGGGTTTGTTGAGCTGATGCCGCATGTCAAAGGCGAATGGGCGCGAGAGCGGCAGCGCCTGGTCCTCCAGCCCTGGCAATGCTTCATTCTGGCAAACCTGTTTGGTTGGCTTGACGCAGAGACCGGCATGCGGAGATTCCGCGAGGCCTACATTGCGATCCCGCGCAAGAATGGCAAATCCATCCTCGCGGCTGCGATCGGGCTTTATATGTTCGCGGCAGATGGTGAATTTGGGTCGGAAGTCTACGCCGGAGCAACCAACGAGAAGCAGGCGTGGGAGGTATACCGGCCTGCCAAGCAGATGGCAGAGCGTCAGCCAGCGTTCCGCGCCAAGTTCGGCGTCGCGGTCCACGCTCGCAGCCTCCAGGCTTTGAATGGATCTCGATTCGAGCCCGTCATCGGTAAGCCAGGGGACGGCGCCAGTCCGCAGTGCGCAATCGTCGACGAGTTCCACGAGCACGAATCCGATCACCTGTTCGATACCATGCTGACCGGCATGGGGGCCAGGCGTCAGCCGTTGATGCTCGTCATCACCACCGCAGGCAGCAACACCGCCGGCCCATGCTACGCCATGCAGAAGGACGCCGAGCGCGTGCTCACTGGGCAGATGGATCGGGATCGGCTGTTCGCCGCGATCTACGCGGCAGACCCGGATGACGATTGGACCGAGCCAGACATATTGACGAAGGCCAACCCAAACATGGGGGTAAGCGTTTCGGCTGAGTTCCTGCTCGAACAGCAGCAGGCCGCAAAGGAAAGCCCGCGCAAGGCCAGCGTCTTCCAGACCAAGCACATGAACCGCTGGGTCTCCGGGTTCGACGCCTGGATGAACATGCTCTGGTGGCAGCGTCAGGAAGACAAGACCCTGCGGCGGGAGGACTTCCGCGGAGGCCGCAGCTGGAGCGCGATCGACCTGTCGAGCAAGTACGACATCACCGCATGCGTATCTGTCTACATGCGCGAGATCGAAGGGCAGAGGCACTATTACGTCTTCGGACGCTACTATCTGCCGCGCGAGACTGCGGAAGATCCAGAAAGCAGGCATTATCAAGAGTGGCTTGCAAGCGGCGAGCTCATCGCCACCGAGGGAGACATCATCGACTATGCGCGGATCGAGGGCGACCTGGTCGACGACGCGCGACAGGACGAGCTGGTAGAGTTAGCGTTCGACCCTTGGGGCGCGACCCAGCTCGCGCAACGCTTGTCGGAAGACCACGGCATCGCGACCGTCGAGGTTCCTCAGACCACGCGCCATTTGTCGGAGCCGATGAAGATGGTTGAGGCACTGACCAAGACCGGGCGCCTGCACCACGACGGCAATGCTTGCCTGACGTGGATGGTGTCCAACGTGGTTGCCCGCGAGGATGCGAACGAGAACGTGTTTCCTCGTAAAGAAGTCCCGCAAAACAAAATCGACGGCGCGGTGGCCATGATCATGGCGCTCGGGCGTGCCCTGGCCGAGGAGGAGCGGGATCTCACCGCGGAGCAGGTCATTTACGTCTGATGCTATAAGACCGTCAATTAGACTTATGCCATCATTCGAGCATGGCGCGTTCCCGTCCAGGCAAAAGCGAGCGGTCTTACCCTCCACGCCCTGACCAGGACTAGAACGCATCGGGCAACGGTGGCGGCTCGAACCGCGTAAACCCGGCCCTCGTGCAATGCGAGAGCTGCGATGCCCGATACCGTCCGGAAAATCTTCAAGGCTGGCGAGCAATCACCTTCAGATCCGCTTGAGTTCGTGATGAGCACGGACCGCGTTGACCGCATGGGCGATGTGGTGGTGCAGGACTGGGATCTCAGCGAGTTCCGCTCAAATCCAATCGCCCTCTTTAATCACGACTCTGACGCGCCAATCGGCACATGGGCCGACGTCAAGGTTGTCGCCGGCAAGCTGGTTGGCCGCCTGCGCCTGGCCGCGCGCGGAACCAGCGCGCTGATCGACTCCCTACATTCGCTCGTCGAGCAGCGCATCCTCAAGGCGGTCTCCGTCGGTTTCATCCCTGGCAAGGCAGAGCCGACGAAAAACGGCTATCGCCTGAGCGCCAACAAGCTCCTCGAATGCTCCCTGGTTTCAGTTCCGGCCAACGCCGACGCGCTGGCCGTCACGCGATCCCTGGAGCCGTCAGTCGCAAGCAGGTTGTTCCGCGCGTCAGCGGACGTAAGCCAGCTCTCGGTGGCGGATCAGATCGCACGCTCGCGCGCCAGCGGCACGGCACACAGAACCTTAGGTACCAAGACCATGAAGACTTCCGAACGCATCGAAACCAAGCAGGCAGACCTAGAGCGTCTGCACGACGACCTCGACGCCATGCAGATGAAGATGGACGAGGGTGAGCTGAGCGACGACGAGGTTGCGGAGATCGATACCATCTCGGCTGAGATCAAGCGCGCCAAGCGCGACCTGGACGTGCTCAAGAAAATCGAGGAGGCCGAGGCCACCCGCGCCAAGAGCGCCGGCCCGGTGCCGCGCATCGAGACGCGACAGAATGCCGACCCGAAGCACCGCATCGGCGCAACGCTGCACTGCGTTGTCCGTGCTCATCATGAGCACAAGAACCCGGTCGACGTGGCTCGCGAGCACTACCGCGACGAGCAGGACGTGCAGATGCTGGTCCGCGCCGCGGTAGATCCGGCCGCAACCGGAACCACCGGATGGGCAGAGGAGCTGGTGCAGAATACCTGGGGCGACTTCCTAGACGCCCTGCGCGACGTGTCCGTGTACCCGCGCGTCCCTGGCGGGCGCTTCAACTTCGGCCGCTACGGCTCCATCACCATCCCGCGCAACAACGGCGCTGGCAATCTGGCCGGCGGCTTCGTTGCCGAGGGCGCTCCGATCCCGGTGAAGGCCGGCGCTTATGACAACGTCGATCTGGCGCCGAAGAAGATGGCCGTCATCACCACGGCGACGCGCGAGATGCTGCGCCGCTCGATTCCGGCCATCGAAGGGCTGCTCCGCGACCAGCTCCTGCGCGACACAGCCGCCGCACTGGATACGGCGTTTATGGACAACGGCGCCCGCAGCACGACGCGTCCCGCTGGTCTGCAGGACGCCACCGAGACCGGCGGCGACAACATCAACGCCGCGGCAGGAACCGGCACCGTCGCCAATGTCATCACCGACATCAGCGGCGTCATGTCCAGGCTCAACGCCTTGAACATGGGCATGTCCGGCGCCTGGGTGATGAACCGTATCCGCGCCTTCAACCTGTCGCTCAAGCAGGACGCGGCCTCCGGTGAGTTCCCGTTCCGCTCCGAGATCGCCGCCGGCACCCTTGCCGGTTTCCCTGTGATCCTGTCCAACAACGTCCCGAGCGCGGTCGTGTACTTCGTCGAAGGTTCGGCGATGCAGCACGGCATGGGCGACGGTCCGCAGATGGAGATGTCCACGCAGGCCACGCTGCACATGGAGGACACGGCGCCGAAGGACATCGTCTATGACGACACCGGCGCAACTCCGGCCCTGCCGTCGAAAAGCATGTTCCAGACCGACTCGGCGGCCCTGCGGCTGATCTACGAGCTCGACTGGCGCATCGTCCGCACCGGCGGCGTGCAAGTCCTGACCAGCGTCGCCTGGTAACACCGGCAACCGAGCGGCCCGTCAGTTTCTGGCGGCGCCGCTCTCCAACGGGGTACTCGATGCAGCTCGCAAAAGTACAGGCCATTACCGAGGTCGACGGCGTCGATCCTCACACCTATGCCGCGCTCAAGTTGGCGCCCTGGACGGTCGGCTGGATGGAGGCGGAAGCCGCGCAAGAGGCCGACGCCAACGGCAGCGCGCAGATCCTGGCGGGCCGCACGCCGCAAAGCCTGGCCACGCCTGAGAGCGTAGCCGCGGCGAAACCGAAGCGCCGCACCTACAAGCGCCGCGACATCCAGGCAGAGCAGGCGGTGAGCGATGATCAAGACGGCGATTAGCCGCATCAAGAGCTGGTTTTCTGGATCCGAGATTCCTTCGAGCTGGCCAATCAACTGGTGGCAGCGTGGGTGGTCGGCGCCAAGCGCTAGCTGGTCCGATTTCTCTCCGATCCGAGCATGTGTCTCCGTCATCAGCCAGGAGCTAAGCCGCATTCCGCCTGATCATATCCGGCTGCTTCCGGACGGCGGCCAGGAGCTCATCACCACGAGTGCCGCCTATCGCGCGCTCAGGCGCCCGAACGACTACCAGACGCGCTCCGACTTCTTCCTCAACATGACCCGCTGGCTGTTGCTGGACGGCAACGCCTATGCCTACGCCAAGCGCAACGGCCGCGGCGAGGTGGCTTCCCTGTGGCCGCTTCATCCGCGCACCTGCCGGCCGTACATCGAGCCGGAAAGCGGTTCCGTCTTCTACCAGGTCGGCAACGACGCCTGGACGCAGGTTGGTGAGATCGACGCCAACCAGTTCGTCCCGGCCCGGGAGATCCTGCACGTCCGCCTTGAGACGCCAAATAACCCGCTGGTCGGCGAGTCTCCGCTGGTCGCAGCAGAGCTGTCCGCCACGACTGGCGTCGCGATCCAGCGCAACAGCGCAGCTTTCTTCGCCAACAAGGCGCAGCCGTCCGGCTATCTTCGCGTCCCGGGCCGCATCGACCCTGACAACGCTGCCCGTCTGCAGGACGCATGGCAGAAGGCGCATGGCGGCGAGCGGCTTGGCCGCATCGCGATCCTTGGAGGCGATGCCGAGTACAAGCCTGTCACCATGACAGCGGTGGATGCCGAGACCGTCGCCCAGTACCGCCTGACCATCGAGGACGTCGCGCGCATCTACCGCGTGCCGCCGTTCCTCCTTGGCAACTTGGAGAACGCGACACTCACCAACGTCGAGGCCCTGACGCGCTTCTTCGTCACATCCGGGCTCGGCTGGTACGTGGATCACTGGGAGGAATCGCTGACGCGCTTCTTCAGGATGCCTGAAGGCGAGAAAGTCGAGTTCGACGTGGAGTCCGCGCTGCTTCGCTCAGACATGGAGTCGCGCATGAATGCCTACTCGAAGGGCATCCAGTCGGGTATCTACGCACCAAACGAGGTGCGGCGTCGCGAGTTGCTGCCGCCCGTTCCCTACGGCGACGAGCCGCGCGTACAACAGCAACTGGTCCCGCTCAGCTTCCAGGCTGAGCCGCCCGCAGCGCCAGCTCCGGCTCCATCGCCAGCCGCTGATGGAGACGACGTGCAGCGCTCAGCGGACATTCTCTATTTCAGACTGAAGCAGGCCATCCAATGACCCATGACCTGATCATCGATTCCGTCAGCCGCGTGATCCGCGAGGTGCGCGCCGCGCTGGAGCACGACATCGGCGCGGAGTCAGCAGAACGAAAGGCCGGCGAGAAGCGCCT